TATCGTTCAAAATCTTGTGCCATAATTATCCTTTTACTATAATGCTATTGCCATTGCAACCGCAAATCCTGCTGATACTCCTGCGGATCCACTAGACGCTGAAGTAACTCTACCTTTTGCGTCTACTGTAATTGATGAATTTGTATAACTAGCTGCTGATACTCCAGAGTTAGCTAGTGTTAATGCCCCGCCAGATGCGATTGTTGCATCTCCTGACATGTCCACTTCTTCAAAAGATGTACCATCTGCGACTAATATTTTGTTAGCTGTATTTGTTGGTAATTTTAATTTAGATCCAACAGTTATATCTCCTAAAGTAGTTAAATTTGAATTAACTTTATTACTAATATTCGTAACATGATTACCCATATATCCATGAGATGAACACTGATAGTATAGAATATTTGGTGTGTTTTCATCTACAGCGATCTGCGTATAAGCACCAGAACTACCAGGTGTTCCATTTGTGGTTACTCCTGTTGTGTAAGCTGTGGATTTATCTGATTCTAGATAGAATCTAAAAGGGTGTCCACTGTTTGATGAGTCTGATTGATCAAATCTATAATAGTATGCGTAAGCTGAGTTTGATGTATCTACACCAGATAATCTCAAAGCAGGTGCCTCTAATCCATCTAGATAATATGCATTACCGGAACCCACACCTTGATACGGGTGATTACCAGATTTACTAGCAACTTTAACTGTGATTATTTTTGGCGCTGATGAAGAACCATATTCTTCTGGATTTGGTAAACCTATTTTTGCACCAGGCACTGTACAGAATACCTCTGTTGCACCTGCAAAATTTACGGCAGCATCACTGTTAGAACTGGAGATAATGTAAGTTCTAGCTAAAGTGCTTGCTCCACCATTTAAAGTTCCAAAACCAACTTCAAAATTATTTGTTCCTGTTTCAAAGATACAGTAATAAGTAGTGTTGCCTCCACCGATACCAGCAGCAAAAGTTTCAAAACCTGAAACTGCTCCACCTAGTGTAAACGTGCCTGTTCCAGTGGTAGAAGGATCAGGAAACGAAATAGTGAAGTCACCATTCGTTGCTGTCTTCGTTCCACCGAAATCTAAAACTACACACAATTTATCACCTTGATCGTCATTATATATTGCTGCAAAAGCTGCAGAAAAAGTTGCGCTTGACCACGTTACATCTGCAAAATCTACAGACGTAGTCGCAGTTGTAGCTACAACAGCCTGACTACCTAAAGCTTTTCTAACATAGTTTGAACTACCTGCGGAAGAAACTTCGTTAGTAGTTAAAGCAACTGTGCTAGATGTTGAGTAAGGATTAGATGTGTACAATGCTATTTTAAAAGAGTCTCCGCCATTCGCAAAGTTATGCGTTCCTGACATCAATTCACCTTTAAAAGAAAACGGTACTACGTTTGCCATATTTTTATCTCCTTAATATTATGGTGATGGTGATTTTAAAG